CTTGTCACAAATAAACCGGTGCAGCAGTACGAGTATATCACGGCGCTGGCTGCGCAGGAAACTGATGAATACAACGACCAAGAGTTTGCCTGGGTTTCGGCATTCGCCGGCCATTCCTATAAGTTTGTGAAGCGGCTCACCAAGGATGAGCGTAAAAACTGGGGCTATGCCGGAATTTGGGAAATATCTACTGTGCGAGCCAATAAAGATCACCCCGCTATGTTTCCTGTCGAGTTGCCGTGGCGATGCATTAAAATGCATTCTGACCGTGGCGGTGTGGTACTTGAACCTTTCGCTGGCTGTGGAACTACGCTCATCGCCTGTGAACAGACCGAACGCAGGTGCTTTGCGATGGAGATTTCGCCGGTATATTGTGACCTCATTGTAAAGCGCTGGGAGACATTCACCGGCGCTACTGCTGTAAAGCTGGAGGTATGATATGGATATACAGAAATTATCAATTGAGAAGTTAAACCCTTCAGCATACAATCCGCGAAAAGACCTTAAACCCGGTGATGCTGAATATGAAAAGCTGCGCCGCTCCATTGAGGAGTTCGGCTATGTTGAGCCTATCATATGGAATAAACGCACGGGCAATATTGTCGGTGGCCATCAACGGTACAAGGTATTGGTGGCACTCGGATATACCGTTGTGGATTGCGTGGTGCTGGACATCGATGAGCAAAAGGAAAAAGCCTTAAATGTGGCGCTCAACAAGATATCTGGCGAGTTCGATATCCCGCTTTTGACCGACCTTTTGAAGGATATCGGTGCAAGTGGCTTTGATGTATCTCTTACGGGTTTCGACGCTGCAGAGATGGATGCGTTGTTCAGGGATAGTATAGTCGGAGGAATAAAAGAGGACGATTTTGACGAGCCATTACCTGAAACGCCCATTTCTAAGCAGGGAGACATCTGGCTACTTGGAAGGCACCGTCTTATCTGCGGCGATGCTACGAAAGCGGAAACATATAAAAAGCTGCTGGACGGTCAGCAAGCAAATCTCGTGATTACAGATCCACCATACAACGTGGACTATAAAGGCACTGCGGGAAAACTTAAAAATGACAATATGGAAAGTACCAAGTTCCACGCATTCCTGCTCTCCGCATTTCGGTGTATGTATGACGCGCTGGTGGACGGTGGCGGAATTTATGTCTTCCATGCCGATCGCGAGACAGTCAATTTCAGGACAGCATTTACCGAAGCAGGCTTCTTCTGTCATCAGACTTGTATATGGATAAAGAATACACCGGTCTTGGGGCGCTGCGATTATCAATATACCCATGAACCTATTCTAGTGGGCTGGAAGCCAACAGCCGGTCACAACTGGTACGCCGACCGTAAACAGCGTACGACATGGAATTTTGACCGGCCGACCAAGAGTAAACATCATCCTACAATGAAACCTGTGGCACTGTGCGCATATCCGATTATGAACAGCTCGCTGACAAACAACATTGTGCTTGACCCATTCGGGGGCAGCGGCAGTACTCTCATTGCCTGCGAGCAGACAGGACGCATTTGCTATACGATTGAGTTGGATGAGCGTTATGCCGATGTTATCGTGAAACGGTACATAGAGCAAAAGGGCTCGGATACCGACGTTTTCCTTATGCGCGATACACAAAAAACTGCATATAGAGATGTCAAAAAGTCTGTAGAATAACGCTTGCTATTCTACAGATTTTATGGCTCTATATGACCTGCGTAGAACGCAGAAAGGTGGTAAGTGCATGGAACAAAACACATTTGAAGTCCGGTATAACATTACCGGCGACGAGCGCAAGCGTCTCGTTCGGGCAATGGGCGACATTTTGGAAGCTGAACCTAAATATTTGGGTGCACCGAGCTTCGCTTACGAGATTGATTATTTCACTGTTGATAAAAACGGCACCGTTGTCTTTGATAACCGTAGTGATAGCGTGGAAATCGAAAACCTCATAGAGCGGCTTCGTGAATTGGGCTTTGAAGCAGAAAAGGACGGCAGTGACACTAATGATGGCGACGAGCTTGTTATTGAGATGCCGCTGACAGGGTTCACTCCTGAAAAGCTTGATAACCTTGCTAAACTGGTCACCGCAAAGGAATCACTACTCAAAGCAGCATTAGGTGCTGAAGATTTGCCCATTCAGCAGACAAAAAAGACTCTCCGATTCCCATGGTTCAAAGGAAACTTAGACAGCGATTCGGTTCACGCTTATACCACACTAATAACGAAGCTCTGTGAAACGGCAAAAGAAAAGCAGCGAGTCAGTGCCAAAGAACGTGAGGTTGATAATCCAAAGTACGCCATGCGCTGCTGGCTGCTCTCCCTCGGCTTTATTGGTGACGAATACAAGGTTAGCAGAAAAATCCTGCTGAAAAACCTCCCCGGCAGCAGCGCATTCAAAACTCCGAAAGGTGGTACAGGTGATGAGCAATAGATTTCCTTCAAGAGAAACCGTCGAACGTATCCGCGCTCAATATCCCGTCGGGTGCCGTGTGGAACTGATAAAAATGGATGACATACAAGCTCCTCCTATTGGTACTAAAGGAACGGTCACGGGTGTGGATGACATTGGAAGCATAATGGTTTCATGGGACAACGGCAGCACGCTTCATATCGTAAATGGCGAGGATATATGCCGGAAAATTTAATTGAAAAATACACAATTACAGTAGTTTTACGAGCAACAAAGCTTATGTAGTATATGCCGATTTATATCGTGTAATTGCCTTGCTATGCTGTGTTTTCTATGGCTATATGTAACCTACCGCAAGGGAAAACACACTATAAGGAGGACATCAACATGACAAACCAACTTCATCTGGAACAGACGGTTCGCAACCACGGCATTCTCGCCAAGATCGTCGGTTTCCATGAAGTCACGGGCGACCCAATACTCCGCCCGCTTTGGAACGACGGCACCAAATGGCTTGCAAGCGCAGCCATGTGCGAGCCGGTCGATATTAATCCCGCCGAGGTCTCGCAGCACAAAAACGGTCTTGTGAACCTCGATTAAGCCAAACATTAAAAGAAAGGAGAAAAACATGGACTACCGAAAACTCATCGACGAGCAGCTTGGCGACGGATACACTTTCGTGAAGGTTTACAACGCTTTTGAAAACGGAGAGTTGCGGATTATCGCCAAGGACGCGCAGGGATGCGAACACCGATATATTTTAGTGGATGGCGAACTAACGGAAAAACCCTAACCTAAAATCGAAAACAGCCGAGGACACCCCGAAAGGGGCTGTCTCTCGTGCAGACATTTTTAGAAGGCTTGCCTGTGCAGGTCATTTTTTATGCCATTTTGAAAGGAGGCGGCTGATATACGAAAACTAAAGAAATACACACCAACTCGTTTTATGGCGAAGGATTCCGTTTACTGCAAGGAAGCCGCCGACTATGCTGTCGCTTTCATTCAGGCCTTGCGTCATACCAGCGGCATATGGGACGGTCGGCCTTTTGAACTTATAGATTGGCAGGAACAGATCATTCGAGATGTGTTTGGTGTTCTGAAGCCAAACGGCTACCGTCAGTTTAATACAGCATATATCGAAATACCAAAAAAGAATGGAAAGTCAGAGCTTGCCGCGGCAGTTGCACTTTTGTTGACTTGTGGCGATGGCGAACAGCGCGCTAAGGTATATAGCTGTGCTTCGGATAAGAACCAAGCAAAGATTGTGTTTGAGGTTGCTGTGGCGATGGTGCGCAAATCACCGGCATTAACAAAGCGGGTTAAGATAACTGAATCGACAAAAACCCTTGTATATATGCCCACGGAGAGTACTTATCAGGTGCTCTCCGCGGACGTGGCAAATAAGCATGGATTCAATACCCACGGGGTTATTTTCGATGAATTGCATACACAGCCTAATAGAAAGCTCTTTGACGTTATGACCAAGGGGAGCGGAGATGCCCGAATGCAGCCACTATATTTTTTGATTACAACTGCTGGCGACAATACGAACTCCATCTGTTATGAAGTGCATCAAAAAGCACTGGATATTCTATCAGGACGCAAGACGGATCCAACATTTTATCCTGTAATCTTTGGGGCTGCGGAAACGGATGACTGGACGGATCCAAAGGTATGGAAAAAAGCAAACCCCTCCCTTGGCATCACAATAGGATTAGACAAGGTAAAGGCAGCTTGTGAGAGTGCAAAGCAAAATCCGGCTGAGGAGAACAGCTTCCGGCAACTCCGGCTGAACCAGTGGGTAAAACAGTCTGTACGATGGATGCCAATGGATAAATGGGAT